AAAAAACATTAGTGGCAAAGTTTATGATGAAAAGAAACATTGCCTGATGGTGCTAGAAATTATTGGTAACGGCGGTTCTGTTGCAGAATTTTGCGTAGAGGCATTAATATCTGATTCAACATTTTATTACTGGCGGAAGAAACATCAAATATTTGATGAATGTTCTCGTATTGCCGTTAATTTTGCACAAATGTTGTGGGAACGTGAAGGAGAAGCAAATGCTGATAATCCAGACTTCAATTGGAGATTCTGGGAAGGTATTGGTACATCAAGATTCTTTTACAATAAACAAGGCCGAGTACGAATTAACGTTGATGAGAGTGCTGACCCGCATGTGCAGTATCAGCAACTACTTAAACAAGCTTCTGAGGGTGATTTAAGCGCTTCTGAAATAAAACAATTGATGGAGTCTATCAATATTGGTATTCGTGCTTATGAAAGCTTCAAACTGCAACAAGAAGTTGATAAGATGAAAGAAGATTTAGCAAAAATGAACTTGGAAAATGGCGACAATATTATCACAATTAAAGACGCTTCGTAAGCAAATTAAAATTCCTCATCGGATTAAATTTGTTGATAGGATAATACAACCGTCCGAATTTCAAGAAAAAGTAATCTACGTACACATTTGGATATAGGGGATTAATATGAGTTGGTTATCGAAAGGTTTAAAAAAACTAGAGGGTGCAGTAGCAAGTGTAATTCCACATCAAACTGCTGCTGAAAGACGAATGAAGTCAGATGCTATCAATTCGTATTATCAGCAAAAAGAAGCTGCCATTGCCGAGCAAGCACGAATTAGTGGCGAAAAAGAATCCGAAAGAAGAGCAATTCAAGAGAAAACAATTCGTAGTATGCGCAGACGATACCGTTCTGCTGGATTTATGCAACCTATGAGTGACATGGGTACACAAGAAAAATTAGGATAAAACATGGCTGACAGACTAGTAGACCAATTTAAGCAGCGCTACAACCGTGCAATGCAGATAAGCTATCTTTGGGCTAGTCTGCATGAGGCATGTTATTTTTATGCTATACCAAACCGCAATCGATTCTGGCGACCCAAAGAACAACAAGGCGAAGCGAAAGGCACTCGTGTTTATGACACAACAGCTATTGAAGCCACAAAGACTTTTGTTAGTAAACTCCATACTGCAATGACCCCACCTCAGACGCAATGGGGTTTTCTAACAATTGACCCAGAATTTGATGAAGATGATGCAGGAATAAGTCGGGATGATGCTCAGCGTTTGCTCAATGACTACATGCGCAAACTGTTTGATTACATCCACGACTCTAATTTTGATGTTGTTATCAATGAGTGTTATTTTGATTTATCTGTCGGCACATCATGCTTGGTGATTAACCAATACACTGACGAACAACCATTGTTATTCACTTCAATTCCGATGGATAAGTTAGCCATTGAAGAAGCAATGACCGGTAAAATTGAATCATGGTATCGTAACTGGGAAGATGTTAAAGCAAATGAGATTACTGTTCGCTGGTCAAAAGCCGTATTGCCACAAGAACTAATTAGAGAAATTAAAAATAATTCTGATTATACAATTAAAAAAGTTTACGAGGGAGTAATGTATAACCCTCAACGTGATAAGAAATATCAATATGTTGTCTGCTCAGATAATGATATTTTCTACACCGAAGACTTTGAAGTTAATCCAGGTATTGTTTGGCGTTTCCAAAAAACAAATGCCGATACATATGGTCGTGGTCCGGTAATGGATGCGTTGCCTTCTATTATTAGCTTAAACGAATTAGCACGTATTGAACTTGCTGCTGCTAACTTAAATACATTCAAGCCATACATGGCATTCAACGATGCAACATTCAATCCAAATACATTTAAATTACAACCAATGACGATTATTCCAATTGCTCCACTAGGTAGCTCAGGACAACCGCCATTGATTCCATTGCCCGACACATCTAATCCTCAATTTAGCCAATTGACGATACAAGATTTGCGTATGCAGATTCGGAGTTTGTTGTTTGCAGATTCTTTGATTCCAACTGACACCAAACAACCTGTAAGCGCAACTCAAATCATGATACAAAACCAAACCTTGGCAGAACGTATCGGGCCTTTATTTAGTCGTTTACAACAAGAATTCTTGTGGCCAGTAATTGAAAGATGTAGTTACATCCTCGATAAAATGGGCTTATTACCCTATCCACAAATTGATAGAAAGATGATATCATTTGTATATCGGTCGCCACTAGCTTTAGCGAAAGGACAGGAACAGATTGCTAGATTTACTCAGTTCTTCCAATTGCTGCAAGGTATAAGCGGACCAGAAGCTGCTCAAATTTTTATTAATCCAATGGAGTATCCATACTTGTTAGCTGATTTAATGCAAATCGATAACAGGTTATTAAATGCTCCGGCAGAGGTTGCGCAAGTTATGCAAGACCAACAAAATAAAAGAAATGAACAGCAAATGATGATGGAACAACAGGCTCAACAGGCCCAACTACCACAGGTGTAAAATGACTGAACATAATCCACATATCGAACCACAGAATTATTATGAAAACTATACAACAGCAGAAAGCCAGCAATCAGGAACACCACTTGATGAGCTCTGTTGGAATGTATTCAACACAACTGACGGGAAAAAACTTTTAGAAATTATCAAAGAAAAATTTTTAATCGCTCCAACGCCCGGTCCAGTTGATGAGAAATACCCTCACATGTGTGTATTCTACGAAGGTTATCGTGAAGCTTTAAGACAGATTCTTGGTAGCGTGCAAAGCTATCAATCGAGAAAAGATCACGAGGCTAAACAGGCAGGTGTTTGATGAGCTTTGATACTATCTCTGCAACAGTTGAAGATATGGCGGCACAAGATGCCGCTTTATCAAATACTCCAGAACCATCTTGGTGGCTTGATGACAATACTCCCGGTGTCGGTGAACGCCCTGACTGGTTGCCAAGCCAGTTTAAAAAAGCGTCTGATGTAGCTAAGTCTTATGCTGAATTACAAAAACGTTTTGGTGAAGCGCCTAATGAATATTCATGGGAGGCCGGCAAAGGATGGATTGAGCCCGACTATGAGCCATTCCAAGAATTAGCGCAATTTGCTAAATCTAAAAGAGTACCACAAGATGTAATGGATAAAATGCTAAGCACCGTAGGAAAGTACCTTGATGAATTTGGTATAGACTACGAGGCTGAAAAAGCTGCTCTTGGTGAAAACGCTGACCAGAGACTGGATGTATTGAACAACTGGGCTAAAAGCAACTTATCGGAATCAGCATTCCAAGCACTTACAAGCAACTTAAGAACTGCTGATGCTGTATTAGCACTAGAAGAATTGAGGTCAAAAATGTTAGGACAAAATACAATGATACCCGGCAATGAGCAGGCTCAATCTGATGGAATTTATAATCTTGAAGATTTACAAGCAGAGCTAACCAATAATATTGGTCGTTACAAAACAGATGCTCGATACAGAAAAGAAATTACCGAAAAGATTGAAAGATTGCAAAATAACAAATAAATCTTTATTATAAATACAAGTGTCCAGTTTTCTGGTAAGTTGGATAACTTGTATTTAACCCGGCCCGAAAGGATAACCAGAACAAAATTACAAGCCCAATTTAAAACGAGTTGTTTTCTTTAACTTTTTTTAAGGGGCATAAAATGTCTATATCTTTAACTAATGTGCAACAGATTGAGTTCGATGCACTTGTAAAAGCAGAATACCGTTCGCAAGGTTTCTTACTCCGTGATTCAGTACGTATGAAATATGACGTAATTGGTGCGCAAGTAGAATTCCGTAAAGTAAACCAAGTTATCTCTGTACCAACCGCTTATTTAGCTGCTGTTACCATTCAAGATCCTGGTTACAACAAAGCATTATGTACTTTACAAAAATACACCACGCCAACCGCAGTAGACGAAGTACAAGAGCTAACCGTAAACTTTGACGCTAAAATGGAAAACGCCATGTTAGTTGCTCAAGCTATGGGCAGACGTTCTGACCAAATCACAATCGATGCAGTTACCGCTGACGTTGGCGATACCATTCCTGATGGCGGAACTAACTTCAACTACGAAAAATTCACACAATGTTTGGAGTTTTTTGACAACAACGCTGTTCCTTTAGCAGAGCGTTTTGTTGCAATGTCTGCTAACAACTTCAAATCATTGATGCAAGATGATCAATTCGTTTCTACGTTCTATACCAAGAATGACGTAATTGACCGTGCACGCATTCGTGAATACTTAGGATTCAACGTAGTCGTTATTCCTCAGATGACAGAAGGTGGCTTGCAAAAAGTTGGTAACATCCGTACCGCATTAGCATGGCACAAAATGTCTACTGGTATGGGTATCGGCATGAACTTCCGTACCGAAATCAACTACATTCCACAGAATACCTCTTACTTAGTAAACGGTGTATTCTCTGCTGGCGCTGTAGTAATTGATAACCGCGGTACGTTAGCAATTGAATGTGACGAAACAGCCTAATAAGGGGAATTAACATGGCTTTTAATGATTCAAGATTTACTCGCCAAACATTGGCGTTTAACAGTGGACAAGTCGTATTAGATGGACCAACAGATACTAACGGACCAGCAATTTTCAGTTATGCATCAAGTGACAATATTGCAACAGTCACAGCAGCAAATTATTTTGCACCAGCAGTTTATGACTTAGCAATTGGTGATGTATTAATAATTGAAGCCAGCGATAGTAACGGCATGTATGTCGTTGATGCTGTTAACCGTACAGCCGGTACAATTACTATCGTTAGTTTTGGACCAGTTGGCACAGTTGGAACAGCTAATCTACAAAACGGCGCAGTAACTGCTATTAAACTTGCTAGTGATGCTGTTGAAACTGCTAAAATCTTAAATGCTAACGTAACCTTAGCAAAATTGGCCTCCGGTATTGCCCCAAGCCATGTTGTTAAGTACGCAGCACAAGTAACAACTGTGGGCGGTAGTGCTACAGAAGCGTTTACCGTAACCGGTGTTGCAGCAACTGACTTAGTATTTGTACAAGTTAAAAATGATGGTACAAACAATCGTACAGTATTATCAGCAGCAGCTACACTAAATACCATTACTGTAATCTTCTCTGGAGACCCAGGTGCAGATTTAGTATTGTATTATCAAGTTCTAAGAGCTGCTAGTTAATTAAGGAGAACGGGCCATGATTACAAAGACCTCCATTATTTCTAATGCGGTCACACAATTGGGTCATGCGCCCGTTGTCTCGCTGATAGACCAAGATGAACTTGTTGTCGCTGCTGAACAAGCTTTTGATATGCTATTACCTAGCAAATTAGCAGAAGGGAACTGGAGATTTGCAACAAAGATTGAACAATTGTCTCAATTAGTTGAGGTCGTTCCACCACCCTATAGAACTGTATTTCAGTTACCAAGTGGATGGCTAAAAGTATTAAAAGTCTATCCAAATACTTATGACTGGAATATTTTTAATAACGATAGAATATATACTTACTTTGAAGGCCCATGGTTTATGGAGTATATCTATCAACCAGACGTTTCACGATTACCAGCGCATTTTGTTAACTACTTTGTTTATGAAATTGCAGCTTACTTGTGTTTAAGTAATGCTGAAAAAACGGATTACTATCAAGCAATTAAAGCTGAGGCCATTAGACAGCAAGGCATGGCATTGGCAGTAGATTGTCAAAATCATCCTCAATTCACACAGGTCGATTTTCCTGTATTGGGCAACCGTTATATTGGCGGTGTTTATCCAAACTCTATTAACTAAGGATAGCTATGCCAGAAGTTACATGGTCCCAAGATGAATTTAGCGTAGGTGAATTAAGTCCTTTGATGTATGGTCGTATTACGGTTGACAAATATTATAAAGGCGTTAAGAAAGCGCGCAACACAATTACCTACCCCCAAGGTGGGATTGGTAAAAGATTTGGCACTATTTATAGAAACGAGATAACAGGAGTTACAGACTGGAGAGATATTTTCTTTGAAACCTTTCCGTATCTTAACGAATGCGTGTACTTGCTTGCCATTGTTTCCGGTGCAATTAAAATCTATCTAGAGAATGTTTTAGTTGCAACAGTATCAAGTACACTACTAACAAGTGACGTTGTTCGAAATGCAGACTGGACAGTTATTGATAATCTGTTTCGATTAACTGCTGCTACAATAAGGCCACAAGACATAGTTCGTAGCTCAACTAACACAACAATTAATACTGGTGCTGGTATTGTCAGCAATCAATTCACATTAACTGCCGCAACAACTGCTAATATTATTTTCCCAGTAAGGTTTTTTAATCCAACGCCCGCTGATTACCCATCAACAACACCACAAATAAAAGCAGGAATTACTTACTTTGCTAGAAGCAATAACACTGGGGCCTTGATAAAGGTTTATGCCACAGCCAGTGATGCAGCAAATGATATTAATGCTTTTACTTTGAATAACGTAGGTGCTGGTACAACCACAGTATTTATTTACAATACATGGACATTAACACCGGTCACTTTTGAAAATTTACCGCAATATGACTTTGGTGATGTGGATTATTCATCTTTTACATTTACATTAGGAAGCGGAACTGTTGGCGCATCTACAACGTTAACAAGTTCATCTCCAATATTTTCAACAGCTTATGTCGGCGGAAGTTTTACTGATGGCTTTGGTGTTGCAACAATTACGGCATATACATCAACAACACAAGTTTCAGTTAATATTGTTGTTTCATTTCCGGCGATAACAAACTTATTGGGAAAACTTTGTTTAGTCCGCGAACCAGCTTGGAGTGATACTAGAGGCTGGCCGCAGAAATGTTCAAGCTTTCAGAATAGGGCTATCTTTGCTCATACGGACTCTTTGGTTAATGGGTTATGGTTATCAGTAATCAATGATTACAATGACTTTAACGAGCTTGAAACAGACGATGATTACGCAATTGCATACTATCCATCATCTGATACAGTAAACGTTATTAAGTACATTGTTCCATATCGAAGTCTAACTATTCATACGAACACTGGAATTTATAGTACGCCATTATCATTTGAAAGCGCTTTAACACCAAAAAACTTTAGTTTACAGCTACAAGAATCAAACCCAGCAACAGCAATCCAACCACAAGGGATTGACAATCAAATTGTTATTGTCACGGGTAACGATGTCCATACAATGCTCTGGGATGGAATTAACAATGCTTACGCCTCCAATATTATTAGCGTTACATCAGAACATTTAATTCGAAATCCGCATGATGAAATTGCTTATATTAATTTCACACAAGCTGGTAGCCGTTATATATTTCTAATTAACGATGATGGCACATTGGTGATATACCAGACCCTCATAGCTGAAAATGTTAGTGGCTTCACATTTGCTGATACTCAAACAACAATAGTTGATGGTGCTTATGTCAGAAATGGTTATTTTAGATGGGGTGCTAGTAGTCCAGACGGCAGGGCATGGTTTGTTGTTGAACGACAAATTGCAAATGAGTTAGTGCCGCCATTCACTTATAGTACAAAGTACTTTATTGAAGAGCTTAGTTTCAATGTCTTCACCGATTGTAGTTATGTTTATAGTGGGCCACCTACAAGTACAATTAGCGGTCTTCCCAGATTTAATGGTCAAACCGTTTCAATGGTCGGTGACGGCTATGGTTTTACTGACGATGTAGAAAACTCAACAGTAGAATTTATTGCGCATGGACAACTTATTGATGTCACAGAGGCAAAAATCGGACTGCCTGTTGAAATGCAAATTGAATTAATGCCTAACAATCCTCCAACTGGCGGAAGCGCAAAAGCTGGCAGCCTTGTATTTCCGCAGCACATACGAAATGTGACCTTTATGTTCAACAATACTATTGGTGGCTTCGTTGATGGCCAACCGATTGCATTGAAATCTTTAGACCAATTTAATCCTTTGGCTGGGCCATTATCTTTAGTCGGACCACCTGTTCCGGCCACTGGATTATTTAAAAAATCTTTAATGAAAGGGTGGAATGAATTCTTACGTGACCCGATAACAATTACTAGCAGTGACCCATTCGATATTCGGTTGATTGGCGTTTATTATAAGATTGAGGAGTAAAAATGGATCCATTAACTGGAATTTTATTAGGTATGCAAGCTGCCGGCATGGTAATGGATTACACCTCAACCAGAAGACAGCAAGGATTAGTCCAAGCAGGCCGTGATATTGAACAAGCACAATACGAAGCTAATCTTGAAGCCTTAAGAGCACAATATGCTCAAGACTCATTACAGTCTATGCGACAACTACGACAAAACATTGGTACTCAAATTGCTGTACAAGCAGCTAGAGGAACAAGTTCTGCTGCTGGAACTGCTGTTGCCTTGAGAGGCGCATCAATGCAAGCTTACTCTGCTGATGAGCAAGTAAGACGAATGAATCAATTGGCTAAAGAAGCTGACCTTAGAGCTGGCAATGCATTGTCTGGATTGCATGCTTTATCAAGCCAAACTCAACTTGGCCAAGCAATGCAGCAAAGATTTTTAAACCTAATACCTTTATCAAGTCTTGCCGGTGGATTAACTAAAAAATCTGGTAAAACATCCTTTGGCATGACGGAGATTGCATAATGGCCCAAGAAATTCAAACGCTACAACCTCAAGAACGCTTATCATTAACTACGCAGCCACAAAATTTTGTTGGTGTTATGACTCAATTAGCTAGCACACCAACTATACTTGGAACTATAGGCGCTAACATGGCCTCTGGTGCATCACAAACTTTTCAAAAGCTGCGTGGAATTGAGGCTGGAAAAACTCCAAGCGGCGACATATTACCCCCAATAACTGAAGCAGACAAAGCATTTGTAGATGGATATAGCGCACAAGCTCAGCAAACTTTGTCCTTGCAAGCTCAGCAATTGTTAAATCAAGGTCAACTTGAGCTAAATAAAAACTATAAATTATCTAATGGTCAAATACAAGCTTATAACCAAAACATGCAACAGGGTTTGCAGCAAATTATAGATCAAGCGCCTTCAACAATTAGAATGGATCTTGCGGGACAATTTAGTGGTCAACTCCAAAGAGATGTATTTAATTTAAATAATAGATTAATATCACAGCAAAAAACACAAGCAAAAGAAAACGCTTCTGTTTACCAAAGTCGACAATTAACAGCAATGTCTGATACAGCTCTTTCTGGAGGCGCGAATGCATCAGCACAAACTAAACAGATTTTAGATAAAACTATAAAAAATATTAATGGTAATGAAGCGAGCGGATTAATTAGTCCAGTTGAAGCTGAATCTCAGCGTGAAGCGGCAAAACAAACTTATATAAATAGCCTATTAAGTGCCGATGCTGCTAGCGCTAAACAAAATAAAAATACTGCGCAATTTTTAAATAGCTTAGTCCAGACACCAGAAGAATATCAAGGAATAAAAGTTACGCCAACGCAATGGGAGTCGGCTAGACGGCAAGCTTTAGGTTATATTCAAAACTTAGATCAATTTACAAATAGAAATCAAAATTTAATTTTGTCTGACGCTCTAGTCAAACAACAAGAAACCGGCCTAACTACAAGCGATATAGCTTCTTTAAAAGAACAATTGGATCCTGAACGATTTAATACATTCTATACCAGTTATCTTAAATCAGAAAACTCTAGAATTAGTAAAATCGAGCAAGCGCAATTTGGCGCGGCCAATTATCATAATCCTGCAATTATGTCTTCTTTATCTAGCCAGCAACGCAATGCTGCTTTTGATATGCAGGCTAATGATATTTATATAACTGCACAAGACAATGGAAATCCAATTTCAATACAAGAGGCAAGATATAAAGCAGCAATTTCAAGCCCAGTTCCTATTCCAAAATATATCAATAGTTTATCCGCAGAACTTAATTCCCCAGATACTGGCATTGCAATACAAGCATCGGCAACAGTATCAAGATTTTTCGACACAAATAATGGTAATTTGCTAGGCGATACCTTTAAACAAAATTCCCAAGCAAGCATGATGGTTCATGCAATTAGCCAATATAAATTAGCGGGTAGGGGTGATGCTGAAGCAGTTGAATTAGCGCGCATGACTTTCAATCAGCCCAAAGAAAAAATGGAAGCTAACCAAGCTATAGCAACAGAGTGGTCAAGAAAAGTTAACACTCCGGCATTAACAACTTCGTGGGCGTCTCAATTTATCAACAATGATGGGGGAGCCGTAATTCCAAATCAGTCAGTTTTGTATAATCAAATGAAGCAAGTATACAAAGACTATCTAGTTGCTTTTAATGGAGACCAAAACCTTGCTAACACATATTTAGAGCAAGGCATGAAACAAGCTTATGGCGTAACAAAAATCAATGGCCGCGAAGAATATGTTTATATGCCACTAGAACAAGTTGCGGGCCTAGATAAGTATGCTACACCTTTAGTTATGGATGACATATATGAGCAAGTATCTAAGCAATTTGAAAATTTAAAATCAATACATGATAAGCCAAATAGTAATTTAGATTTTTATTACGAATTAAAACCAAGAGTTACATATCAGCAATATGCTGAATCAAAAATATTATTAAATGAACAAGACAAGCCTTATCAACCAAAAGCCAAAACACCACAAGAAATTACTAAAGAATTAGATGAGCGATCATTAAAGTTTCAAGAGGCAAAAAAAAATATAGCTCAATTTGAAGCTGGAAACCCGATTGAGTTTGAACAAGTATTTGATAATGGTCAAAGATACACAAGGTTTGTTGAAATAACCGCAAGTCCATTTACATCTATATCAACTGGCGAGAATCCTGTGATTGGCGGCTATGGTGTACAAATGAGGGATGAAAATGGAGTTCCCGTGCAACTTTATGGGATTTTTGATAAAAATTACTCCTACCCAGCCTATGTTCCTAATATATCTAATATTAAACAAAAATACGCGAGCGTGGCTAACATCCCAGGACAACCCTTAGAAAGCTTTGAACAAATGGTTAAAAGAGTTACAACTAGTGAAAGAAGACCAGGACAATTAGAAAAAGCTTTTGTAGCTTCCCCAATTCGATAAGGAATGGTATGAAAAATCTAGATGAGCGTTATAGTAAAGCATTGACGGAAATGTATAACAACGAAAACAATTTTGTTGGACCTAATGATTTTCCATACGATTTATCAAATATTAATGCAGGAATCCAATATGGAAACCAACCAAAATTTAAAACATTAGAAGAAGAAGCGCCTGGATTTGTTGAAACTACGGCTAGAGCTTTTTGGAAGGTAAATCCTATAGCAAATTTCGGAAAATTTATCGCAAATACAGGAATGGACCTATACCATTTAAGCGATCCAGTTCCAGAAGGTTGGAATACAAATGACCCTGAAATCTATAAGCCCTATCCAAAAAAATATTGGCCAAGATTAAGAGATGCTGCAAGCCCCCTAGATTTACAAAGAAGAAAAGAGCAAGTCGAAGATGAAATCTATTATGACAAAAGATTAGAAGATGGTAGTTTCGTTGCCAACTTTATTGGCGGAGCCGCAGGATTATCAGCAACACCATTTTTATCAAACGTGTTTCTTCCAACATTAAGCTCAATTAGATATGGGAAAGTTGGTCAGGATATACTTCAAAATGTAATTCAAGCTACTCCAAAAATTGCGTACAGCTCATTGGCAACAGAAGGTTTAATACAAGCCAGCGAAATGGGTGGTAACTTGCAAGATGCTATGGTCGATACATTTCGTGACGTTGTATATGGCGATGCATTAGTTGGAGCGGGTAGCGTTGTTAGCTCCATGTTTAACAGCATGAAAGTTTGGAATTCTAGAAAAACATTAAATATGTCATTTGATGGTTCTACAATAGAGCAAGTTGTTGACGAGGAAGGCAGGTTAACTGGGCATAAATTTGTTCCCGGGGAAAGAATAGCTGGAAATGCCCAGAAAGTTCAAGAAGGCACTGAGGCGGCTCAAAATATGATGGCAATGTCTGGCGCTTTTGCTGTGCGAGGTTTAGGAAAAGGTCTTGCATGGCTAGGGGGGCATCCATTAGTTGGAAGCCCTTTAGTTAGAGGATTGACTTCGCCATTCAAAGCTGTACGCGATTTTACAAATACAATAGCTAAAAGCTCAATTAGAACCACTGATGTGATAGAAGGTATTGCTAGGCCAGATAGCGCCGAGGACATTAAAAGTTTTTATCAAGCCATGGGTACGTATTTTAGTTCAGTTTACAAAGACCATTACTATGCTGAAAATGGATTAACTAGCTCAATACAGACAGTTAACGCTGTAAAAAATTTAACACAAACTTTTACTGAAGGAAAAAATATTTCATGGGAAGAATTCGGACAGCGCACAAGACAAGTAATCATTGAGGGCGGAACTGATGCAAGCCCAAACATTAATAATGCCGCAAAAGACCTTATGGATACTTTAGAACGTTTTAACCGTGACTATGCGGATGCACATGGTACACATTTATTTGAATCACCAAAAAATGCAGTTAATTATATATTTCAAAATTGGAATTTAGATAAGTTGCGAACTGACCCAGAGGGCTTTGTAAATATAGCTGTTGATGGCTTAAGAGAAAGAGCCAGGCAAATTACTGAATTAAAAAAGCCTGTCGATTTTGCACAAAGTGAAGTAGATAGACTGACAAAACAATTAGAATCTCCAGGATTTGAGACTGAAACAAGAGCACTTGTTAATGAAAGAAAACAAGCCGTTGAAAGATTAAATAGAGCAAAAGAAGAATTAGAAAATAAACTTAGGGACAATGAAGATTTTCATTATTTACTAGAAGATAGAATCATTCTTAACACTGAAGAAAAAGTAAAGCTGAAAGAATTATTTACAGATGTTAACCAGGCAAAATATGAAAGAATAAAAGCCGAAAAAGATTTGGAAAAACTTAATAAACAATTAAGTGATGAGCAATCAAGAATTAAAAGAGGCATTGACTCGCTTGAGCGTGAAAAGTCTCAGATGGCAATTAAAGAATATAAAAAACTAATTGAAAATAAAAATAAAGAAATTGAAACATTAAAAGATAAAGTTGAGCTTGAGCAATCAAAAATTGAATCAATGGCCAGAACTGGCAAGATCAATCAAAGATTATTTACTTTACGCGACGGAAAGGTTGAATTTAGAGATCCAAATGCCAGTCCAAAATTTGCTAAAATACATGCTAGCGAAAATGAAATGCGCGAAGAAGCTAACGCCTGGATTCAATCAATATTAGGAAATACACCAGAGCGTTTAATTGATAATGTCATTGGCCACAATACCCCAGGCTATTCTGAAAACCCAAATCCTATTAGAGCAAGAACAATACTTTTGCCACAAAAACTATTTAATCAAGTAAATGGCTATTTAGATAACGATTTAAGCAAAGCTTTAAATGCATATGCAAGTTCTATGGGTAGAAGAATTGGAATGAAAAAAGCGTTTGGAGAGCTTTATGGCCCGGGAGGATTAGAAGATTTATTACGCAATTTTCAATCTGAATATAACACAGCAAGAGCAGAAATATTAAAAAAACCTTCAGGAAAAGAAAGAGCAAAAGAACTCAATAAATTAGATAAGCGATTCCAAAAAGACCAACAACTAATGCGTGATATGTATGAAGTTTATCATGGGCGCTATAGAAAGTTCGGAACTGACGGAGGCGATGCGATTGGAGTTATCAGAAATCTTGTCTATGCAGCAAAAATGGGTGCAGTGCCAATTTCTCAGTTAACTGACTTAACGGCAATAACACTTCGCTCTAGTATACTTCCTTGGATGGTACGAGGCGTTATACCTCATTTAAGAACTCTTAATGGAAAGTTAAAGGGGCCGGAAGGTGAGAAGATTAAAAATGCTGCTGCAAAGCATTTTCTTGGATTAAATCATATCAATGACAATATGATGTCAAAATATTTTGGCAGTAATGCGATGTCTTATCAAAACGGTAATGGCAACTTAGCAAAGCTTACACAAGACGTAGCCCATTTATCATCAAACTTTTATGGCATAAACGCAATTGAAAATTTAAATGAATCAGTTGCAGCTAGCGCAATACAAAGCGATATTATGAGTGCTGTTTTTGCGCACTTAGATGGAACAATTACAAAAGACCAACAAGTTCAAATGGCAAGCCTTGGAATACAGCTTGAAGATTGGGCAAAAATATTTGCTGATAACTACCGAAAAGCAGGAGGTTATAGTCAATTCAAGGGTAAAGCGCATCAATCTAATTGGTGGGATTGGGAGGATGCTAGCGCGGTTAATAGAATGGCAATGTCTGTTAGGCGAGGCGTTGAAGAAGTAATTGTCAAAAGAACCGCTTTCACTAGCCCCCTATGGTCTAATGACCCAATAGCCGGTACGCTATTTATGTTCCATGGCTGGGCTTATGGCGCAACAGCACGATACCTTATCCCTTTACTACAAAGACCAGACGCGCAATATTTCACAGGTATAATGATGATGACAATGCTTGCTATTTGGCAAGACCCTCTTAGAAGATTGGCAAATGGAAAGCCAGCATTTGAAGATGAAAATAATCTATTGGATGTGGCATTAAAAGGCCTAATGGATAATGGTGTATTAGGAGTTCTGCCTGAAGCAATAGAAGGATTAAATCTTGCCTTAAACAACCAATTGCTACCAAAACTCCAAGGAGAAAGGTATAAAAATAGAGGACAGGGCGCTGACATTGTTTTGGGTGGCGCGACCTTAGGTTACGTTAACGATGCAAGGCGATTAATTTCTATGGCAATTTCAGGGCAAATCAATCAAAATGATTTAAAGCGTGGCGCAAGATTAATCCCATTTTCAGGCTCACTTTATACAAGAAGAGTTTTAAATAAATGGATTGAATCTTTAAATTTACCAGAAACCAGGGCTGAGGCCGCAAGAATACAAGGTGCTTAAATGTCTACTCAAGTACAAATAAATGATGTACCACCAAAAACCCAGATAACCGCTACGGCTGGACAGACAGTTTTTACAACTAACTGGACCGCTAACGCTGCATCTGATGTTATTGTCTATGCTAGAAGCTCAGCACAAGAACCTGATGATTTAACACAGTTAGTTAGTAGCACAAACTACACAGTGGCCTTTATTGGTGGCTCAGAGATTGTAGAAATAACTTTCTTAGTTGGTCGAGCTGCTGGAGATGTGGTTACAATCACACGTGATACGCCTGCTGACCGTTTAAACCTGTACACCAATACAAACTTTACACCTAGTATGCTTAACCAAGATGTTGGTATATTAACTTTAGTTGACCAACAAGCGCAGTTATACAACACTCAAGTAGCGCCTCATTATAATGTATCTTCAACGCCAGATTTAGGTGACCCAATGACCGGTGAAGGCGGCGATATTTACTTACCTATTTTGGGTGCAAATGAAGCTTGGAAAAAAAATTCAAGTAATACCGCTATTGAGGCGATTACCTTTCCAACTGGCGGAGGACTTGCTCCTAGCGATGCAACTTACATATTACAAACACCTTGGTCTCCAAGTGGTGAACTTCCTAATCAGCAAGCGTTAAGTCCATTAGCAACTGGATTTATGACATCCGTTACAGCTACAGGAATTGTAAGTACTAGAACATTGTTAGGCACTGCTAATCAAATTAATGTCACAAACGGTACAGGTACAGGCAATCCGGTTTTTAGTTTATCCAGTTCGCTTGTATTGCCCGGAACAATGACATTCGGTGGTAACGTAGATGCAGATGGTTACAATATCTCCAACATTGGCCAAGCAAACATTGGAAACATTCAAATATCTGGCAACAGTATTATTTCTACTGACACCAATGGTAATATCAACCTAACTCCAGATGGCACAGGTGATTTAGTTTTAGATGGCTTGAATTGGCCACAAGCAGATGGCACTTTAAATCAAGCACTAACTACAGATGGCGCTGGTCAATTAGGCTGGACTTCATTTGGCGCGCCTTTTACCCCCGCAGCTTTGACTTCTGTCAGTGATAGCAACGTAACCATAACACTTGGTGGCACACCAGCTACAGCTCTTTTGCAGGCATCTTCAATTACCATGGGTTGGTCTGGTTTATTGCCAATTTCCAGGGGTGGTACTAATACAAGTATATTAGGAACAGCTGGGCAATTAGCGCAGTCTGACGGCACAAAATACGCTTGGACTACTGCAACTTATCCTGCAACTGCTACAGCAACAGGCACTATATTAAGAGCTGATGGTACTAACTGGGTGGCAACAACTGCAACATATCCTGCAACAACTACCATTAATCAGATTCTTTACAGCTCTGCCAATAATGTTATTGGTGAAATTACAACAGCGAATAGTGCCGCTCTTGTTACAAGCTCTACAGGCGTTCCAGGTTTTACATCAAGCATGACTAATGGCCAGCTTGTTATTGGCTCAACTGGCGCAACTCCTGTTGTAGGCAGCATTACGGGTGCGGGTTCAATTACAGTAACTCCAGGTGCTGGTACAATCCAAATATCAAGCTCGGCTGGTGGCGTAGTTAACCCAGGCACAGCAAATGAATTAGCTTATTATGCGACAACTGGTTCAGCTGTTTCTGGATTAGCAACTGCAAATAACGGCGTATTGATTACTAGTGCTGGTGGTGTTCCAAGCATCAGCTCTACATTACCCACAGCAGTTCAAGGTAATATTACAAGTGTTGGCACAATTGGCTCAGGTACATGGAATGGCGGCATTATAGGTTCTGCTTATGGCGGCACAGGCGTCAACAATGGCACAAGCACAATTACCTTAGGCGGAAGCTTAACGACATCTGGAGCTTTTGCTTCAACATTCACTATGACAGGGATTACGGCAGTAACTTTCCCAACAAGTGGCACTTTAGCAACAACTTCTCAGTTGCCAACACCTTCAGCTATGACTAAAGTTGACGACACCAACGTCACTTTGACTTTGGGTGGAACCCCAGCTACATCATTGTTACAAGCTGTATCATTAACTTTGGGATGGTCTGGGCAGTTAGGCGTAACTAGAGGCGGTACAGGCGCAAGCAGTGTTGGAGCTAACGGGACATTAGCACAAAGCAATGGCTCGATTTATACATTCACAACGGCAACATACCCATCAACAACGACTGCAAATCAATTACTTTATAGCTCTGCAACAAATACAGTTGGTGGTCTAGCAACTGCTAATAGTGCAACTTTGGTGACTAATGCGTCTGGTGTTCCTGCTTGGACTGGGTCAATGACCAACGGACAATTATTAATTGGCTCAACAGGCGCAACACCAATTCCTGCGACATTAACAGCAGGACCCGGTGTCAGTATCAGCAATGGAGCTGGCTCAATAACAATTAGTGGGACTGGTTCTGGTATAGGATGGACAGAGGTAACAAGCACAAGCCAAACTATGGCTGCTGATAATGGCTATGTTAGCAACAATGCAGGTTTAGTAACCCTAACATTACCAACTGTTGCTGCTTTTGGTACCGCAATTACCGTTTTAGGTAAAGGCGCAGGTGGTTGGAAAATTGCTCAAGGAGCGGGCCAGCAAATTCATTTTGGGTCTGTAAGTTCAACAGCAGGAGCAACTGGATATTTGTCGAGTACAAATCAATATGACAGCATCCAATTAATATGTATAACCGCTAATAATGAATGGGCATGCATAGGGTCTCAAGGCAATATAACAATTGCGTGATAACCGCAAGGGAAAATACCTTGGAACAAAGGATTAAAAATGAAAAAAGGCGATAATCATGACGACGCAAAATAGTATTAATACAAGTCTAGCAGGCCAAACTGGCACAGGGAAGTTTGTTGGTGATACCGCTCCGACTATGACTAATGTAACAATTAATGATATTAACATTAACACGGACACAATTAGCACTGTTACAACTAACGGCAATTTATATTTAGAGCCAAATGGAACAGGTCATGTTGATGTTGGAGACCCAGGTCTCGAAGTGGGCAATATCCTAATTGATGGCATTGCATTTAATTCCAGATTCAGAGTCAACGATATTGGCAATACTGCGCCTGCAATGGTGACAATTCACAAACATTCAACTACGCAAGAACCATTACAAATCGCAGCTAGAAGTAATTCTAATACTTCGGCTCATGCAACTGTTACTGCAAACATGCCTCTTTACAGCATGTACGCCACAGGTTGGTTAAACAGTTACTACGGTATTTTTGGTCAAATTCGTTTTAGTGCTGATAGTACTGGAACTTTGGCTGATGGCTCAGCTCCAGGTAAACTAGAATTATTGGTTACGCCTAATGGAGCAGTGATTCCTGTTACAGCTTTAAGCATTAGTAATGCTGGTGTTACAACCCTTGCAAATGCATTGCCTGTTGGTTCGG